TGGTCTCGGGAAGGACCGCGTTGAAGTTCGTGAGGGCCTGCTGAGGAGTCGCAGACCTCATGGCCTCGGCGAGCCTCTGGTAGTAGTCGCGTTCCTCAGACGTGAGCACGCGCACTCCTCGCCCGGCGAGGATCTGGTTGTCAGAGGCCGAGACTAGGCCCTTAGCTTCCGCGAGAACCGCTTCCTCCAAGACCGCTGAATACTCCTCAAACGCCTTCTGAAAAGCTGCCTCGTCGTCGCCCTTGATGGCCTGAATCACGCGGGCCATCGCTTCCGCTTTCTGCTGCTTGAGCTGGTCAAGGTTCTTAAGCATCATGAGTCTCCTTTCTTCGGCGTTCCCCACGCCGAGAACAATCTGAGTTTCCTGGACACCGGTTCGGGAACGGGGTCGGGTTGCGGAACTGGCTTAACTTCGGTGAGCTTGGTCGTGCCTTCTTCGGCCTGACGTCCGAGAATCAACTGCGCCAACTGCTTCCGCAGGCGCAGGCTCGCCGCCGCCTTGGTTGTGGTCGTCGGGTTAATCACGGTGGTCGCAAAACCCATTGCGAGGGCGTCAGCCGCAGAAATCCATGTCTCAGCGTCCATCATGGCTTTGAGTTCGTCCTCGGTGACGCTCACGGCATTGAGGTAAGCCTGTATGGTCGCAGCGTTGATGGTCTCAAGGTCATCCGCGTCTTTGCGAAGTTGAGCGGTATCCCCCGCTGTGTACATCCACGCGTTATGGATCATGAGCAGCGACGCGTTTGACATGACCCGCTCGTCGCCCGCCATAAACACCACGGATGCGGCTGAGCACGCGAACCCGTCACAGTGCGTCTTGACCTTGGCCTTGTGTCGGCACAAAGCGTTGTAGATAGCTAGCCCCTCAGAAACCTCCCCGCCATAGGAGTTGATGTAGACGTTGATCGTCTTTACGTCCTCGGACAGACTCTCTATGTCCTTGACGAGGGTGTAGCTCGAAACGTCGTTCTCAAACCACTCCCACGATACGATGTCGCCGTAGATGTAGATGTTTGCTTCCTCGCCCTCTGCGGCTAGGGCGTAGTATCGTTTGTTAATCGTCGCCACCTCCTTTCATGGACTGGGAAGGACGTTCAAGAACCACCACCTCCTGCAACAACACCCTCAACAGGCGGTCATCCGCTCTCCGTCCCTTTCACAACCTCAGTGACCGGCTGGTAGTTCTTAGTGACCCACCTGATCGTGCTCCAATCAGTCCCCAAAGGTTCCATACCCAGGACCTTGAGGATGTCGTCGATGCTGTACGCGCCGATTCGCAGAAGTGTTTCGAGTGCGCCCGCTATGTCCTTGATGTCGTGCGAGCGTATCATGCTGGTGTTGACCCGCAGGTAAGTGCGTTCTAGGAACGCCCGTTTGCCGTAGTACTTGCGGTTCACCTCATCCGAGATGAGTTCCGCGAGAGGGTTGATGCAGAAGGTGAGGAAGTTGTCCATCGCCTTCTCGGTATCCGCTACCGTGCCCTTGACGAGTTGGGGCGGTATGTTGAGCGCGATAGCCACAAAGTCGAAAATGTCATCTATGAACCCTCGGACATCCCGGCCCTCTTGGCTCCCCTTGGTTCCTGTGTTGGCCTTGTTCTCCAATTCGGTGTACTCTAGGCCGTTGGCCAGAGGTAGCACCGCATCGCCTTCAGCGTCGAAGAACCGCTTGAAGCGTTTTTCCATGAGGTCACGGAGGTCTTGCTGCGCCTTATCAGTCTCGGGGTAGTTGGTCGGTATGGTGAGTGTCCCGCGCCGCGCGTTCTGCCGCAGGTAGTGTTTGCGGGACGCCTCGATAAGTTTGGCGTAAGCTGTGTACAGTCCGTTGATAACTGCCTGAATCTTCTCGTTGTGCAGTTCAAAGTGTAGAACTTCGCTTTCGAGGTAAGTCCGGCTGAGCAGCACCCCCTCCACCACCACGCCCGAATAGACGTACTCGCGAAAAGCTTTTTTGTCAACCGTGAAGTCCTCAGCGACATATAGGTGGTTGTCCTGCTGGATGACCAAACACTCGTTCTTGTAGACCAGCCGACTCACCACATCGCGCCAGAATTTGCTTGCGCTCTTGTTTGGGTTCGGCTGCACGTTGAACAGGTAGTAGTTGTCTTTCCGAGTTTCCTTGCCCTTCTCGAACGTCTGAAACTCGGCTTTACTTAGTGTGTTGGCGATAAGGTTGACGCACGATTGCAGCGCCAACTCCTTGAACCAAATTTCGGTGGTGAGCTCGCCTATGAACTCAGAAACGCTTATGCTCTGAGCATCCTTGTTGAATAGCCCCAGGAGCCAATCCATTAGCGACACTAAGACCACCTCCCCTCACTGATGGATGTAAACATCGAGCGACAGGAACTTATCGCTGTTTTCGGGTAGCTCGCTGTCCTTCGACAGCGCGTGTACCAGGGCGAAAAATCCGTCTGTCTTGCGGGTTCTCGGCTCAATCTTCTTGTAGGACGTATTGCCCTTGGCGTCTACCTCCTGGTAGGTGTTGTTAACGTACCAGCGCATGGTTGGGTTGTCCCCGAAGATGATTGTTTCTTCAGCGAACATCGAGTCGATGAGCGGCGCCACCTTAGCGTGGGTTATGGGGCCGCTCGGGACCTCGGTGAGTGGCAGGCCGTACTTGGTGAACGTCTCCCGCAGGAGCTCGATCCTGAATCTGTCGCCGGCTATATTCAGGATGTGATAGTGCTTTATCTTTTGTAGAAACCACTGGGCGATGTACTCCGCGCTTATGGCGTCCTCCCGGACTATGGTAATGAGCCCACGGTCAGCCATCTCCTGCACAGGGAACTTAATCGTGCGCGACTCCATCTTCAGCGCTTTATGACACACAAACGTATGCTCGTCCCAGTACCGCTTGCCGTCCCGTTTGAATAAGAGTCCCACGCTTGCGAAGTCGGTTATTTGAGCAAAGTCCACGGCGCCTATGCACTTGGCGCCCTTGAGGGCCTCATATGGGATAGGTCTGTTGGTGGCCTGGATTTTCTCCCAAGGGGCAACGACGGTGAACGCCTCTTGCCTCGGAAGGTTCATCCGCTTTGTCAGCACGTCAACCGCTTTCACTGGCTGGTATTGAGCCTTGACGACATCGGCCTCGATCTGCTTTTTCAACTCAGGAAAATACGGAAGCGACGGATTGGCCTTGACCCACAGGGCAGGGTTCTTGAGTTCCTCCTCATCATCCAGTTTGTAAATCAGCGGCAGGAGCCCCAGGTCCGTTATCTCGCCGGTGAGAACCTTCTCGGAGAGCTCCAACTGCTCGTCCAGCACGCCGCCACGGACATACCCGTTGGTCGTTATATACAAGGTCCGGCTGTGTTTGCGCTTGCCGAATCCCGAGGTGAAGACCTTTATCATGTCCCACGAATCATACTCGTGGATCTCATCGAAGATCAGGCAGGCGGTTCGCTTACCGTCCTTCGTTTTGGCGTTGGACGTGTTGAACTTGATGTATGACCTGGTGCGGAGATTGACGATCTTCTCTTTTGACTTGTAGAAGAACTTCTTGAGTTTCGTCCACTTGTCCTCAAGTACCTCGTACACGTCGTTGAACGAGGTCATGGCCTGGTCTTCGTTGTTGGCAACGATGTCGATGTTGTAACCCTTGATGCCGTGTTTGTCTGATGAGAGGTAGAAAATAAGACCTGACACAAAGGCATTCTTGCCGTTGCCCCTACCCATCATCAGAAATATCTCATCAAACACAACCGTGTCGTTGCTCTTGTAATAGCAGTGGATGAGGGCCAGCACGAACCGTTCCCAGTCTAGGAGCGTCATGCCAAAGTACCGCTCTATGACATCTACTGCGTCGGTGATCTTCTTTGAGTCAATGAACACGTCCGGGTTGCTGAGCTTCGCCTCAATGAGGTCACAGGCCTGGAGCATCTCCTTGCTGGCCGGTATGCTCCCGTCTCTCAGGCTGTCGATGTACGAATCAATATACGGATGATAATCACATCTCCTCACCATCAGGCTCATCTCCAGCCTTGTCCCTCGGCTTGAGTCCCAGTTCGCGCAGTATCTTGAGCATTTGGGCGTTGGTCTTGTTGAGTTCGGAGATGGACTCGTTCTTCTTGTGCCCCCACTGGTTGGGACCATTCTGATACTTGACGGCAACGCCCCGTTCCTTGATGTCCTTGATGAGCTCGTTCTTTATGTCCCACAAGGCGAGGTAGTCTCTCACGAGGTCCAGGTAGTGGCCCCCATAGGTGCCGTTGCGCTCTAGTTGATCTAACAGGTCCTGCTCGATAGCCTTTCGGGTATCCATATCTCCGCCTCCTTCACCAGCGCTCCGGCGTTAACGCCTCACGCTGCCGCGTTTCAAACGATTTGGATTTTTCGGGGTGCGCCTTGTTGTGACAGCGGGCGCATAGGCTTTCGAGGTTGTCGTCCACCAGCGCCAACTCAGGGTGTGCGTCTAGGCGCTTGATGTGGTGCACGTCTTTGGCCTTGCTGTACGCGCCCTCTCGCTTGCACTGCTGGCATTCGTAGTTGTCGCGAACAAGGATGTCTTTGCGTTTACGCCTCCAGCCGGTAGACCTGTAGAACCACCGTATCCACTCAGGAGAACCGGGGCTCATGTTTTTGTGCCTCATCCGGAATCATTCCACGTAAGATAGTCCGCAGCAGGAACATCCTGGTATATCACGAATACGATTACAGCACACTACCTATGGGGGTTATCCACATGAGAAGATTGTTTATCGCCTTTGTGCTGCTTATCATGCTGCTGTCGGCGTGCTCGTCCGATCCCGTTATCTCTGTGTGGGGTGAACCCACCAAGAACAAAGGGCTGGTAAAGCACGCCCTCGATGAAGAAACCGGGGCCTTGACCATCGCCTACAAACACACTCCATGGGATGAAACTAGCGTCTATCAAGATGAGCTTGGTTTCGCTGTTGGCGACAAGCTCCGCCGGACTTTTGAGAAGCTCGACGAGGTGCGGTCCATCACCGTTATCGGTTACGCACCCCTACTCACCGATAACCTTGGCAACTATGAGTGGGTGCCGAGGGTCCGGTTTGTGCTCACACGCGAGATGTATGAGAAGATCAACTGGGACAACTTCGACCCGTCGAACCTGTTTGATGTCTGCGAAGGTGAGTTGTTGCGATAGGTTTAGGGGCGCATTCGGGAGGCGCAACGATGCGCCCGGCGACACCACCCACGTCGTTTCGTCGCGCCCCTTTGTCGCCCAATGCTCCGCTCCGCTAATCAAAAAGCCCCGCTCCCGCAGGGCTGGTTTTCTGGTTTTTGAGAATAGTCCTCCTCGGTTGTCTTGCTATGAGGCGGCTTACCTTATATCCACCTCTTGTCTATGGTAGCCCGTCCTAAAATCGGCAATCCCTCAAGTGTGCCTACAAACTCAAAATATAGCGGCCCGATTACGTCTCCGGGTATCACATAATCATATTGATATTTGCCCACATCGCTTGGCAACACAGGTATATCCTCACCTAGTT